CCTGACTGATCACGACATCGACGTTATGAACGGTCAGACGCAGAAAGACATCCTGGCGCATAACAAAGCGCGGCAGGCGAACTGCCAAAAACAAAACGGAAGCTCGCAATAGTGGGCTTTAATTTTCAAAAAAGAGTTCACTGAATTGATTTTTATTGCGATTATTTTGATGCTGCGAGCAGTTTATGGGCTAAGTGATTTAGTGCTTTGATGAAGGTCTTTTCGGTTAAAAAGTAACCGGTCGTGGTATGATAACCCTTATTCTTAGAGGGGGTATATTATGTCATTCTTCGATTATGCACTTAAACGTGTTGAAGCAGCGACCAAAACAACAGTGACTTGTCCGATATGCGGACATAACTCTAATCATCCGACAACAAAGGTACGCCAGGAACAGCCCTTGCTCTGTCCTCGATGTAAATCATTGTTTGTCATTCATCGATAATATTCTGAACTGCTGAATGTAACCGCCTCAGGGCGGTTTTTTTGTTGTCATCACCATGAGCATTATCACAGGCATTCACTGAGTGCCTGTGATAATGCTCAACATGGGAGGGATTATGGCAAAGCTAACTGTAACGCTGAAGCGCCTTGAGGAGTGGAAAGATGGAATTGTTTACGGAACGGAAGTAACTTTTAGGGCTATTCAGTCAGGGATGGTGCTGGTTGAAGATACAGTGTCGGGCAAGTGCTCTTCCTCTTATAGTCGAAGCTATGTTGTGGAGAAAGGGACGGGCGATATTGTTATTGAACACAGCCGGCCAGACCTTCATTACCTAAGCATTACCGCAAGCCTTGAGAGCTAATATTTATTTTGTTGCCTGCTTTGAATAGTATGCCTCTGGGTACCCAAAGGAGGCATATATGTTTGTTGCAGAAGGATTGAAACCTGATATTGATAATGACGGTTGGGTTAAAGGCTGGGGTGTAGTTCGTAATGCCCCTTGGCACCTTGCAGGTGTTTATGCGACGAAAGACGTTGCAGAGACAAAAGCAGGGATGTTGGGCGATGGCTATGAAGCGCGGTATGGCTCCCACAAACTGGGGAGTGACGACTTTATATCCTGAACCAGTCAATAGCCGAACATCATATCCTGAGCCACTGGCATTCGCTGGTGGCTTTTTTATGCACGCTTCACATAACACTCCTAATCAAATACTAATGATAATCAATGTTATTTGATGGGTCCTCCCGGCGGGGTGGCCTGCCACGGGGCGGCGTCCGCGCAGATTCTCGCTATTTATGAAAATTTTCTGGTTTTTGCCGTTTCCGTTCTTCTTCCTGTTATCTCTCTGTTTTTACTTGAAACACCCCCTCAAAAGAAAGGAAACGATCAGGCCTTAAAAACGGTAATTTTCCATTTATCGTTTCCTTTCTCTGTTTTTCGCCCGGAGTGAGCATGGAAGTTAACAAAAAACGGTTATCTGAGATTTTCGGTGTCAGTGTTCGCACTATTCAGAACTGGCAGGATCAGGGAATGCCCGTTGCTCGTGGAGGCGGTAAGGGGAATGAGGTTCTCTACGATTCTGCAGCCACGATCGAATGGTACAGTGCCCGTGATGCGGCGATTGAGAATGAAAAACTGCGGAAAGAGGTTGAGGATCTGCGCATTGCTTCAGAGTCAGACCTCCATCCCGGAACGATTGAATATGAACGTCATCGCCTGACCCGGGCACAGGCCGACGCTCAGGAACTTAAAAATGCAAAAGAGTCCGCTGAAGTGGTGGAGACCGCATTCTGCACGTTCGTGCTGTCGCGGATAGCCGGAGAAATTGCCAGTATTCTCGATGGGATCCCTCTGTCGGTTCAGCGGCGGTTCCCGGAGCTGGAGAACCGACATATTGATTTCCTCAAGAAGGACATCATTAAGGCCATGAACAAAGCAGCTGCGCTGGATGAAATTATACCGGGGTTGCTGAGTGAATATATCGAACAGTCAGGTTAAGGGGCTGCGGCACTCTGCTAGCGCGGGGCTCCGTTCGCTGTACCGGCCAGAGCCGCAAACAGCTGTTGAATGGGCAGACGATAACTACTATCTCCCGAAAGAGTCTGCCTACCAGGAAGGCCGCTGGGAAACTCTGCCATTTCAGCGGGCAATAATGAACGCGATGGGCAACGACTATATCCGGGAAGTGAATGTCGTGAAGTCTGCCCGCGTTGGCTATTCAAAAATGCTGCTCGGGGTGTATGCATATTTCATTCAGCATAAACAGCGCAACTCCCTTATCTGGTTACCAACTGACGGCGATGCTGAAAACTTCATGAAGTCTCATGTCGAACCCACAATCCGTGATATTCCAACGCTGCTATCCCTTGCTCCCTGGTATGGCAAAAAGCACCGTGACAACACGCTCAGTATGAAGCGTTTCTCTAATGGGCGCGGATTCTGGTGCCTCGGTGGAAAGGCTGCGAAAAACTACCGCGAGAAATCCGTCGATGTGGCGGGCTATGACGAGCTGGCGGCCTTTGATGAAGATATAGAGAAAGAGGGATCCCCGACATTTCTTGGAGATAAGCGCATTGAAGGGTCTGTCTGGCCCAAGTCTATTCGCGGATCAACACCGAAAGTCAGAGGAACCTGCCAGATTGAGCGTGCTGCGAAGGAATCTCAGCACTTTTTGCGGTTCCACGTTCCCTGCCCACATTGTGGGGAAGAGCAGTACCTGAAATTTGGTGATAAAGAGACCCCGTTCGGGTTTAAGTGGACGCCTGGTGATCCTGCCAGTGTATTTTACCTTTGCGAGCATAATGCCTGTGTAATTAAGCAGCAGGAGCTTGATTTTTCTGAAGCCCGTTATATTTGCGAAGAAACGGGCATCTGGACACGGGACGGGCTGAACTGGTTCTCATCATCTGGTACTGAAATTGATCCCCCGGATAGCGTCACCTTTCATATCTGGACAGCATATAGTCCATTCACTACCTGGGTACAAATCGTCAAAGACTGGAGCAAAACCAAAGGGGATACCGGCAAGCGTAAAACCTTTGTGAATACCACACTTGGCGAGACCTGGGAGCCGAAAATTGGTGATCGGCCGGATGCGGAAGTCATGGCCGAACGTAAAGAACATTTCGGCGCTGCATTACCAGAACGGGTGGTCTACCTTACGGCAGGGATCGACTCACAGCTTGACCGTTATGAAATGCGTGTCTGGGGCTGGGGACCGGGTGAGGAAAGCTGGCTTATCGACAAAATCATCATTATGGGCCGCCATGATGATGAAGCGACGCTTCTCAGGGTAGACGATGCGATCAATAAAACCTATTCAAGGCTGAATGGTGTGGAAATGCTCATTTCCCGTATCTGTTGGGATATCGGTGGTATTGATCCGACGATTGTTTATAACCGCTCGAAAAAGCATGGTTTGTTTCGTGTGATCCCTGTTAAAGGCGCATCTGTTTACGGTAAACCCGTAGCAAACATGCCCCGCAAGCGTAACAAGAACGGCGTTTATCTGACTGAAGTGGGTACTGATACTGCGAAAGAGCAGATTTATAACCGTTTCACGCTGGTGGCTGAAGGTAATGAACCCCTTGCGGGTGCGGTTCACTTCCCGAATAACCCTGAAATCTACGATTTAGCCGAGGCTCAGCAACTGACTGCTGAAGAGCAGGTTGAGAAGTGGGTAGACGGTAAGAAAAAAATCGTCTGGGACAGCAAAAAGCGCCGAAATGAGGCGCTTGACTGCTTTGTCTATGCACTGGCGGCTCTGCGGATAAGTATCTCCCGCTGGCAACTCAATCTGGATTCTCTTCTGGTCAGTCTGATGGAAGAGGACAGTGGTCGTAAAAATAACAAAACTCTGGCGGATTACGCCAGGGCATTAGCGGGAGATGAATAATGGCGACACAGGCTGACCTGGAGGCTGCACGTACTGCGCTGCATGACCTTATGATGGGAAAGCGCGTGGCAACAGTACAAAAAGACGGTCGGAGGGTAGAATTTACGGCTACCTCAGTCAGCGAACTTAAAAAGTACATTGCTGATCTTGAATCTCAGGTCGGTACCACTTCACGACGCCGGGGGCCGGCAGGGTTTTATGTATGAAAATACCATCATTAGTGGGGCCTGACGGTAAAACATCCCTTCGGGAATACGCCGGATATCATGGCGGAGGTGGAGGTTTTGGTGGACAGTTACGGGCATGGAACCCGCCAAGTGAAAGCGCAGATGCGGCGCTTCTGCCCAACTTTTCTTGCGGTAATGCACGGGCTGACGATCTGGTACGAAATAATGGCTATGCGGCAAACGCCGTTCAGCTTCATCAGGATCATATTGTCGGGTCTTTTTTCAGACTCAGTTACCGACCGAGCTGGCGTTATCTTGGCATTAATGAGGAGGATTCACGAGCGTTCTCGCGGGATGTGGAAGCTGCCTGGAATGAGTATGCCGAGGATGATTTTTGTGGGATTGATGCCGAGCGCAAGCGAACGTTTACGATGATGATCCGTGAAGGTGTTGCCATGCATGCGTTTAACGGCGAATTATGCATGCAGGCGACATGGGACAGTGATTCAACGCGGCTTTTCCGGACCCAGTTCAAAATGGTCAGTCCGAAACGCATCAGTAATCCAAACAATATCGGTGATTCCCGTAGCTGTCGTGCCGGCGTAAAAATCAATGATAGTGGTGCTGCGCTGGGGTATTACGTCAGTGACGACGGCTATCCGGGATGGATGGCACAAAACTGGACCTATATACCACGGGAACTGCCAGGGGGAAGACCCTCTTTTATCCATGACAGAGAAAGAAAAACTGATCGCTCGTCTTAATGAGCTTGGTGTGAAGTTAAATCGTGAAGTCAGCACCAGCGGCACTGTTCAGGAGTTGCCATGCATGCGTTTAACGGCGAATTATGCATGCAGGCGACATGGGACAGTGATTCAACGCGGCTTTTCCGGACCCAGTTCAAAATGGTCAGTCCGAAACGCATCAGTAATCCAAACAATATCGGTGATTCCCGTAGCTGTCGTGCCGGCGTAAAAATCAATGATAGTGGTGCTGCGCTGGGGTATTACGTCAGTGACGACGGCTATCCGGGATGGATGGCACAAAACTGGACCTATATACCACGGGAACTGCCAGGGGGAAGACCCTCTTTTATCCATG